AAAGAGAGAAATTTTTCTGTTTTTTGGAAAATGCCCGTGGGGGGTATGAAAAAGGGATTCCACAAAATGAGTTTCAATTAGCAAAAGTAGGTATGCTTAAAATATTTAACATATGACCGAAAATAAAGAATACGATAAGAAAGTGAAGGAGCTGAGGCGATGGATCCGAAATTTGCTCGAGAAAAAAGAGTTGTACTCTCCGGAGCTGACTTATCAGGTAGAAGTCGCCGCTTCCGTGCTGGTTATTTTCCGTGACGTTGCGCGGAAGACATACGGCGCTGACGTTACGATAACGGAGAAGAGCCGGGAAGGAAATCCGCGGGAAATAAAGAATCCTGTCTACGACACGTATTGCATGATGGCGAAGGTGGCGCAGAATTCTTTGAAGTCCTTGATGATGAACAAGGAGATCCGACCCGACAAGAAGACGGATAGCGCGGATGGAAATGATATGCTGACAACGTTGATGAACGATTTGAAAGAGGAGGAGTGATTTGCAGGACGTATCCGCCAGAGAATATAAAGACACAAGGGCGTGCGAGCTGGTATCCGTTGACATAGAGAGATACCAGCTCGACACGATAGACCCCCGCCTTTTCTCTTATGTGAGAGAGGTCAGGGAGAAGCCGGACAGCCATAATCTGTATGAGATACTGGCTGTCCTTAAGTTTTTGCGCCTGATGGATACGTATGTCTTTCGTCCTTCCAAGGTGAAGAAGTTCGTAAAGCTCTACGAAAGCCTTAAGTTCTCCGGCATGGATGGCCGGCGGTGTTACAGGTTAACCAACATCCAATACTTCCAATTCGCGTCTATACTGGGCTTCTACCGTTGGGAGAAGGTGGGCGATGCGGAGGGGATGCCGGACACGGAGGAGCTGACCAAGAAGATAGAGGATGGGAAGCGGTATGAGTTGAGGCGTCTTGTCCGTGAAGCCATCCTCTTTGTCCCCCGTAAGTTCTCCAAGACAACGAGTACCGCGTCTCTGGCTGTTAATGAGTTCCTTTTCGGTGATGCGAATGCGCAGGCGTACACTGCCGCCAACAGTTATAAACAGGCTAAGATCTGTTTTGAGGAGATCAAGAAGATAATTATGCAGCTGGATCCTCAAAAGCGGTATTTCAAGGCGACCCGAGAGACGCTGCATTGGCGTCCTAACAAGTTTGAGCGTGAATCTTTCGTTGAGTGCCTGACCGGTGGCGGTGATACGAAGGATGGTCTGAACGCTTCCCTTGTCATCTTTGACGAATATGCGCAGGCGAAGTATGTACGCGATCACTCTGACGGTGCCGAACTCTTGCAGGTGCTGACCTCTTCCATGGGTACGAGAAGGGAGCCGCTTACTATCATCATAACGACCGCAAGCCGTGTCGAGGATGGCCCGTTCTCCCGTGAGCTGGAGAATGCGAAAAGGGTGTTGGAGGGAGAATATACGGATGATAGCCAGTTCGCCTCTTTGTTCCAGCCGGATGCCTGGGAGATGAACGAGGAGGACATGGGAAAGCCGGAAGTGTGGAAGAAATGCAATCCGCATATCGGCGTGACCGTGCAGGAGGGTTACTATAGGCAGCGTTGGGAAAAGGCACAGCATGATGCTGAGGCGATGATAGAGTTTAAGACAAAGCTGCTGAACATCTTCGTGTCCGGTGGCGTGAAGGATTGGATTCCGGGCAGCCTTGCAAGGTCGTTGATGACGGATTTCGATATAGAGAATATACAGGGTCGTCCGGCAGCGATGGCGGCTATGGACTTGTCTGTCAGCGATGACTTTTCAGCGGTGGTATACAACATCTACAGCCGTGCTCAGCGGAAGTTTTATCTGTGGCTTGACTGCTACATTCCGGAAGAGACGCTAAAGAGCCATCCCAACAAGGAGCTATACAAGGTATGGGTAAACGCGGGATTCATGAAGGTGTGTCCGGGGGCGGTCATAAGCGAGTCCATGATCGTAGAGGATATCCTTATGCGTAACAAGAAGCTGAGGATATTGCAGATAGGTTATGACCCGTACAAGTCGCAGGAGATAAAGAATGCGCTGGCCGCCGCCATCATGGCGTTGGGGACCAAGCCGGAAAAGATACTGCGTTCCGTCCCTCAGACTTACGGCGCGTTCACTTCGCCCGTGGAGACGTTCGAGATGGCCGCCAAGAGCAATCCGCCCAAGGTGGCTATGTCCATGAATCCCATCTTGCCGTACTGCTTCGGCAATTGCTATCTGGATGAGGACAAGATGTGCAATAAGAAACCGTTGAAGAGGAAGGAGAATTTGAAGATAGACGGTGCCATCGCTTCCCTCATGACGTTCTGGTTGTACAACAACTACGAGCAAAGGTAGCCCAAAACAGCAAATTGACCGTAGTATGTAACGGTTAATACAATGAGCTATAAATTTATAAATCTATTCAAAAGGGAAGTGATCGCCGAGAGCCAAAGCGAGAAGAAAAGCGCTACGGGCGGCGATTACAAACAGAATGTTGTATGGGTTACGGGACCGGAGACTGCGATGAAGATCGCCGCCGTCTACCGTGCCGTGAACCTGATCTCTTCCTCTGTCGCTTCGCTTACCTTGCAGTATAAGAGAAAGGATCGTACAAAGGACTATTTCAAGATAGATGATGGGAACGGCAGGCTTATGAACTATCTTCTGAGTGTCCGCCCCAATGAACGTTTGAACTCGTTCGACTTCATGAAAAATGCGGTTTCCATGATCCTGTTGCAGGGTAACGCCTATATCTACCCGCAGAAAAAATACGGGAAGGTGGAAAAGCTCTATCTGTGTACGCCCGGTTCTGTAGCGTATGATATGTATTCGAATACCTATACCATCAATGACGTGGTGAATCAGATCGGCGATGTCGTATCAGCGGATGATATCATCCATTTGAAGAACGTGAGCCGTGACGGCGGATATACGGGTGTTTCTACGATAACCTATGCCGCCATGACACTGAGTATCGCGTCTACGGCTGACAATGAGACGTTGAAACGTTTCGCCACCGGCGGACGCTTCAAGGCTATTCTACAGAATGATACGTCTACTACGGGATTCGGTGAGTATCAGGACAAGCAGATGGAGGGTATGGGTGATGACCTTCAGGACGCATTGAACCGCGGTGATGATATCCTGCAATTGAAAGGTGATGGCAAGCTGAATCCCATCAGCATGAGTTCCGCTGATATGCAGTTTTTGGAAAACAAGAAATTCACTCTACGTGAGATAGCCCGGTTCTTCAACGTTCCGCCCTCAAAGCTGATGGATGACAGCAACGCCAACTACAAGAGTGTCGAGGTCAGCAATATCGCATTCTATACGGAAGCTCTGCAACCGATCGTAACGGCGATAGAGCGTGAATTCTCCGCCAAACTGTTGACACCGGAGACATACCAAGATTACAAGTTCAAACATGATTTGAGTAGCCTGTATGCCTTGGATTTGGACAGTAAGGCAAAATGGGACAAGGCGAGACTTGACAACGGACAGGCGAGTGTCAACGACCTGCGTAGGGAAAGTGACAAGATGCCGGTGGATAAAGGCGATGATGTTTATTTGAGCGTCAACCTTGCCCCGTTGGGAAGTGCCAAGCTGAGCGGTGAAGCCGCTTCTACAGATAATAATTCAACGAATGACATAGAAAATAAGGAGGAGAAACTATGAAAACAAATCAGGTTATGATTCGCCCGATGGGTGATTTTAAAGTAAGTCAACGTACAAAAGACGGATTTTTCAACGCAACGGAATTAATGAGACAGTGGAATGAGAAATCGGGAATGAAAAAAGAGGTAACAAAATTTTTAGAGCTTCAATCTACATCTGAGTTGGTAAAAGTCATAATGGAAAGGGAGAATTTACATACGCAGGATTCTACGTATGTAAAATCAAGGGCTTCACGTGGTGATAATGCTGGTACTTGGATGCACCCTATCCTATTCGTAGATTTCGCAATGTGGATAAATCCGAAATTCAAGTACGATGTGATCAAATTCGTTTACGATGAGATGATAAAGTTTCGCAACCTTGCCGGAGATGCTTATCCGACCATGTGCCGCGCCGTTTGCTCCATTCTTCCTGGTGATTTGTTTCAACGGAAAATCAAGGATTTGGCTAAATCGTTGAATATAATAGTCTATGGAAAGCATGAATCCGAGATGCGCAACAAGATCGGTGATGAATCGAAGATAAGGGAACTGTATGAGTTGGAAATGCAGGTCGCTCAATGGATAAATATTGGGCTGGTGACCAATTACGAGCAACTTAGAAGCGCGCTGCAAAGGCTATATTATCAAAAGCATCCTGTAATACTGCCAATCTAAATAAGTAACGATATGAGTGAGTTAAGAGTAGTAACATTGGACGAATTAAAGGCGCAGATGCGCGTGGATTTCGAGGATGAGGACAATATCATCAAATTATACGGATGTGCGGCGGAGGATGCCATTATAGGAGGAACAAACCGCACGTTGGACGAATTGAAACGTATCGGATATGCCGAGAAGAACGGCACGGAAGACGGTGAATTATTCCCGGATCGGTTGAGGCTTGCCATACTGATACTGGCGGCCCATAACTATCGCAACCGTGAGCCTGTATCTTCCATCTCTCAGAATGCGGTACCTTATTCTTTGGACGTGTATTGCAAGCCATACAGGAAATTAACGGACAGGGAGGTGTGATATGTTGAGTGCGGGCAGTCTGAATGAACGGGTAGGGGTATTGGTTCCTACTGTCAAGCGGGGAGAATATGGCGAGCAGGAGACTGTTTTCGTCAAAAAGCGTTCCTTGTGGGCTTCCGTTACGTTTCAAAGGGGTGCAAAGGCGTTGACAGCCGGCGAATCATGGATGTCAGGCAGTGTTGCGGTCATGATGCGTGATAATCCGTTGATAAATGACCGTTGCCGTTTGGAATGGGACGGGAAGATCTATGCTATCGAGAGTTTCAACCGTAGCAAGACGGACGGGAGCATCTCGATCGTGTGCAATGTGATAGATGAGGGCAGTAATGTCGAAAAATGAGTAACCTAAAAACGGTTAAGGGAAGTAATATAGAAGCCGTAAAAACGGCGTGCCCTATGGTTGTGCGTCTATGGTTATGCATTCATGGAGGGTATGTTTCATAGAGATAGTGTAAAAAAAGATATGGAAGAAAGGAAAAGAGAGATCAGAAGCGCTACGGGCAGTTATTTTCAACCGCATTTGCGCGAGGTATCCGAGGGCGAGGGCAGCGGTCGCATCATCGAGGGATATGCGATCGTGTTCGGTGTGGAAAGCCGGATGTTGGTGGATTACTGGGATGATTACCGTGAGATAATCGAGCCGGGCGCGATTACCGCGGAGGATCTTGCGCAGATGGATATCAAGATGACCATGTGGCACAATCGGGAGAAACTTTTGGCAAGAAGCAACAAAGGAGTAGGAACTCTAAAACTCTCCGTTGATGAGATCGGCGTCAAGTATGAGTTTGAAGCTCCCAACACGTCAGACGGGAATAACGCTCTGGAGTTGGTGAAGCGTGGTGATATGTCCGGCAGTTCCTTCACCTATTGGAGTGATGAGGCTTCCGCGGTCAATTACACCAAGGACGATGATGATACCCTTATCCGCCACGTGAACAAGATCAATATGGTTTATGAGATGACGATAGCCAGCGACCCGGCGTATACTCAGACCAGCGTAACGGCTCGCGAGATAGAGGTCAGGGGCTTCAAGGTGGGTGATGACAAGGAGGAGAAGGAGAGAGAGGAACTCCGCAAGCGTGAACAGGCTATCAGGGAGGTAAGGGAAAGAAGCAAGAAACGTTTTTTTAATTGAGAATATATGAATAAAGGAAAAAAAGTAAGTGTACAGCAGTACATTGCAAGACGTGAGCAGATTGTTATCCGTATGAACGAGATAGCCGATGCCGCTGAAAATGAAAACAAGAGAGAATTCACCGATCCGGAAAAGGATGAGCTGAAAGCGTTGGAGCGTGAGATGAGCGTGCTTGATGTGCGTATCGCATCCGCTGAAAAGACGGGATATGTCACGGTAACGAGCCGTGAGGCTGCTTTTGACGCATTCCTGCGTGAGCATATCAAGAGCATGACAAACGTTTCGCTGAAGCGTGAATATACCGGGATGATGACAACGGGCGCCGAGCCTCTGATTCCGTTGACGATTAACGATATTCTCCCCCCATTGGAGGAGGGATTGATCCTGAACAAGGTGGGTCTCCCGTTGATGACCGGATTGGCCGGCGATTACGTATGGCCGACTGTCGGATCCATCGAGGCGGATGTAGCCGGTGAGGGTGTGGAGCTGACCGACAAGAAGGTAGATTTCGGTAAGATCAAGCCGGAGCCCGTCCGTGTGGGTGTGACTGTGAAGATTACGAATCAAACCATCACACAGACCGAGGGAGTGGCCTATGAAGTGGTAAGGCAGCAGCTTCCGCAAGCCATGACACGTACGTTGAACAAATTGATGTTCACTACTGACAAAACCATCAGCCATAAACTTGTAGGCCCGTTTGCTAAGATTGTAAAGGGTACCCCTGCCGCCATTGGTACTCTGAATACGAAAGCCAAGAAAAAAGCCGCCAATTATATCGCCTTTGCCGGGGCAATCCCGACCTACAAGGAGTTGGTGTTGATGCGTTCGTTGGCTCTTTTGAAAGGCATCGACGGGCTTAATCCGTGTTATATCATGGATGAGTACACCAAGGGAGAGCTTGAATCCACCGAGCGTACGGTAGGTAGCGGCCGGATGATCGTGGAGAACAACTCCATTGCCGGCGTCCCCATCTTCACGACCAACTATATCAACGACGAGGAGAACACCTTCATCGGGTTCGGTTACTGGGGTTATGAACCCCTTCAAGGTTTCGGGCAGATGCGTTTTGTGATCGACCCGTATACCGGTGCTACGAGTGATTCCGTACGTCTGACATTAAACGCTGATTGGTCTATGGTAACTTTGCGTGAGGAGGCCTTCGTACTTGGAAAATGTGCGTCTGAATAAAATACCTCTGTTTCTATTTTGTTTATTAAGTTGTTATCTGGGGGCGGACTTGGTTCCGCCCTTTTTACTAAATCGGGAATATGGCGAATTCTAATTTGATTATGCGTCTCATCATGGACGTTTCTAAATATGATGGCGGATTGCAGAAAGCGCAAAAAAGTTTGGATAAGTTCATCGACAAGAATCTGACGGTTAACGGCATAATGGAGAATGCGGCGGGAGCCATCACAAAGTTTGTCGGGGCGATTGGTCTTGCCGTAGGCGGTATGGAGGCGATGAATAGGGTATTGCATTCTTCCCAGGCATTAGGTGACGAATGGGATAATACTTTGAATTCATGTAAGATGACTGTAGATGCTTTCTTTCAGTCGCTATCTACGGGTAATTGGGATACTTTCAACGGTGGGCTAACACGTACTATCGCCAACATGAAAGAGCTATCCGCATTGCGGGATTCGCTTGCAGATGCAAAGTTGTCCATGGGCTTTAATACGAGAACCTTTGAACGTAAATACACCGAATTGGAAGGTATAGTTGATGACCAAACAAAATCTAAATCAGTTCGTGAGGCTGCGTATAAAGAAATGCGGTCGTTGATAGATAATTTTCAACGGGACGTTGCTGATACGCAAAAGGGTACAGAAGAGGCATTATTGAAATCCTTGTCGGTAAGGTTTGGGAGAAATGATTTCACATTGGAAGATATAAATAAATATATATCAATCAATAACAATGACTTTTCAACGAGGGATGAAAAAAAAGCACTTGTTGAATATCAGAAGCAGTTGAAAGAACTGGAAAACCAACAGCATTATAATGTGACATCGATAAGAGGCGGATTTTTGGGAGGTTTTACATGGAACATGGAGGACCGAGATGTCACCAAACAGATCGAGGATCTTAAAGCGCAAAATGCTGAATTGGAAAAGCAGAACATATTGAATAACGACAATGATAAAGAAAGAAAGCAAATGATTGAAGATTATGAATATGCTCTGGAACTTCAACAGAAAGGATATGAATATCATAAGCGTTCTTTAGAGAAGCAAAGTAAAATATTGGGGCTAAACAATAATGAGAAGGGTGTCGCTCCCCTGAACAATGACCAACTGAATGAGGAGATAAAGGCTGTCATTTCGGGAAAGGACGCATTGAGTGAGGAGGTGTTGAAGGCTATAAGTACGGGAAAGACTCTCCCCGTGTTGACTCAGCCGATACAGGCGGTGACGGTGAACAGTGAGGATGAGACGGTAGAGGGTGAAGATCCTACGGAGGCCTTAAGACGGAAAGTCCAGATGTACGAGCTGGCGCAAAGCAAGATCCAAGAGTATACAAAGATGCTATCCGTTGCCAATGAGGATGAGAAGAAGTACCTGAACGAGCAGATCGACATATGGAAGCAGTACGCCAACGGGTTGAATCCTAAAGACGACGGTACGGAAAAACTGACATCCGGACTGGAGCAGGTGAGCGCATCACTGATGAAGATGGGCGGTCTGTCCGATAGCGTGTTCGGCTCCATGTTGAACTATATCGGCGGGATAACCGGTGCCGTCGCTGAGGCTATCCCCGCCATAGAGAGCCTGATCAACGCTCAGAACATGCAGGCTGAGGCGAATACAAAGGCGGCTGTTTCCGGTTCCGCTTCTTCCGTTGCCAGCATTCCCATTGTAGGTCCCATGATGGCGATTGCCGCCGTTGCTTCCGTGTTGGCGGCAATCATGAGCGTTCCGAGCTTCGCCGAGGGTGGATTTGTCCCCGGTCATAACTACATGGACGGGATAACCGCCCGAGTTAGCAGCGGTGAGATGATCATGAACGAGGCGGACCAGAAGAAACTGTATGATTCCATCCATTCCGGCAATCTTGGCAATGGCGGAGGCGGCAGGGCTATAGTGACGGGTGAGCAGATAGTGACGGTGATCAACAACTACGGCAAGCGGACGGGTAAGGGTGTAATCTTGAAAGGATAGGATATGGCAAAGGTGGAAGCCGGCTACATGATAAAGACCCCGGTCATTGAGCTTGATACGAGGGGCGCGCTGGGATTGTTGCAGCGTCTGAGCTATACGGAGATAATCGAGAAGAAAGATTTTAAGAAGTATATCCGCCAGAGCCTTAACCAAGCCCGCAAGGAGGTACAGGCGGCCGCAAAGAGGGCATTGCCGAACGATCCCCGCAAAACGTATCTGGGTGTAAAGGTGGGTATCTACAAGAAAAAGGCGTTGGGCGGTAACATATCCCTGTTCAATCAGCGTGCAACAAAAAAGAGGGTAACTTATACGTTGTCCAAGGGTGGCAGGAGCGGGATTGTCCGTAACCGCAAGAGAAGCGACCGCACGGTAAAGATAGATTCCTATTATGGCAGGGATAGGGTGTTTATTCTCCGTATGTTGAACCAAGGCACAAAGAACCGTATGGCGTTCACCCGTACGAAAGGCGGGAAGATCGCCAACCGCGGGGCGTTACGGGCGTTGAATTTCTTCTCCACATCGGACAATGCTGTAAAAAGGGCGGCGGAGACATTATCCCAAAGGCTGGAGCGTGCCATTGTGGAAGCCGGCTACGGGAAGTAACCTAAAACGGCGTAACGCGGGTAATATAAAAAGGCTATGAGTTTATTGGTAGGAATACATATAAAGACTGTCTTGCTGAATGATGAGGCGTTGAAAAAGGAGGTAGGGAACCGGGTTTATCCCCTTGTGATTCCCGAGGGAACCCCTGAATACCCGTTTATCGTGTACGGAAGTGCGGGAATAACCCCCACGGACACGAAAGATGGTAGTTGTGAGGATAGCGTAGGGGTGTCGGTGGTGGTTGTGTCAAAGACATACTCATCCGCCATCAGGATCGCCAATATCGCCCGGTATGACTTGGAGGGTGTTACTGCTGAATATGGAGAATTCGAGGTGACGGATTGCATGCTGTCCGGCAGTTCGGAGGACTATCTGCAGGAGATTGACGCGTTCAGTGTAACGCTGGACTTCAATATAAGGACAATCGATTATTAATTAAAATACGTATTGAAATGACGAAAGCAAAGAGTTTAAACGGAAAGGATCTGATGTTATGGATCAAGGGCAAGGTAGTGGCGTTGTCAACGAGTTGCAAGATCAGCCTTGTGGCTAATACGGTGGATAGTGCCACCAAGGATGACGGGTTTTGGGATGCTACCGATGTCGGTAATATGAGCTGGAGTGCTTCCAATGAATCGGTAGACGCGGCGGACAAGACGCGCGACAAGGATTACGTGTACGATCAGTTATTTGATTTGTTCGTAGCGGGTGAGCCTGTGGATGTGACTGTCGGATTACCGACGAATGCGAGCAATGACGGTGTCCCCGCTGACGGATGGACCGCCCCGACCAAAGGAATGTATCAGGGCAAGGCGATCATTACAGCCCTTGACAGGGATGCGACCAAGGGTAGTAACGGAACCGTATCCATCTCCCTGACAGGTTATGGAGCGCTTAAAAGAGTGGCAGCGGAATGAAAGTGATAATTAAAGGGCAAGAGTATGAGTTCTCATTCGACAGTATTTGGGGACCGATGTACACCTATGAGGTATTGGCGGGGAAAAAGCTCCCTTTTGATCCGGGCAGTACCTTGTGTCTTCACATCCTGTATTACTGCATCCTCTGCCGTGCGAATCCGGATTTTACCCTCTCTTTCGAGGACTTCATGATGTCGTTGAATGATATCAATCTGGTCAACGCCATGAGTGACTATTATATCAAGCGCATGGAGGTATTGACGGGTACGGCTGACGATGAGAACGAAAAAAAAAAGAAAGGGAAAACTCCAAGAGCCTGAGCGCTCGTGAGGTGTATCAGTTGATAGTCGGTGAGGGCGGATGCTCTCCCGACTACTTTTTTAACCATATGGGAATACATGAGGCCCGTGATTATATATCCGGGTTGAACAGGCGTTACAGGCAGGACTGGGAACGTACGAGAATGCAGGTGCAGGTGTTCCATAAGGTGCAGACCGGAAAGGATTTGGATTTGGAGTTTCCATGGGAAGAGGAGGAGAAGCCGGAAGCGACCGAGGAAGATCTTGATAGGTTACGTGAAAAGGCTAAAATCATGCAAGAACTAATGAACAAGGAATATGGCAAGAAAGATACGATGGCAGGTAAGATTCAAGACGTTGAGCGAGAGTGACGGCAGGATCGACATCTACGATGAAGGGTGGACCGGTGGTATAACGGATTTGGAGCCGGCGGAAAGCCCGATAACAACCGAGGAGGATTCGGATGATGACTATCTGAAACCAGTGCGCACGCAGACGGGCTATCTGCGTGTGGTGGATAACGGTGATTTGGGCGGTCTGATTCCGGAAGACAACAGCCAGCACTACATAGAATTGTATATAGCCGGTAAATTGGAATGGTGCGGTTATATGCAGGCTGACACCTTTTCGGAGGACTGGGATGTGACCCCGTTGATTGTGGAGTTCCCCCTTATTTCCCCGCTTGGCTTGCTCGACGGGGTTTATCTGGATCAGACAAAGGAGATGGGCGTAGTGACGCTTGCCGAATTGCTTTTGGAATGCATGGAATCCACGGGGATAGACTATGAAAGGATATATTTCCCCAAGGAGGTTTGGTATAGTGAGGAGGAAAGTGCGCAAGCTCCGTTCAGTGTGAGCCTGTCAAGGCAGGCGTTTTTCTCCGATAATGGATCGGATGACAGGGATGAGGAGGACTGGCAGCGTTACGATGCCGATACCTGTCTTTCTTTCGTTGAGGAATTCTGTAAGTTCTGGGGATGGTCGTTGCATGAGCGCCAAAGAACGCTCTATTTCATCGGGAAATCGCAGGAATATTACGTAACAACGGTCGAGAACTTGAAGAAGCTGGTATATGGCGGCAATTTTTCCTGTGATAATGCTGATGCGGTGTCTGTTTCGCTCTCATCCCTTTCGCTTGACGGTGATGACCATAAGCAGGAGATATTGCAGGGAGTCAACAAGGTCAAGATTACGGCAAAGATAGATGCTGTAGGTACCGTTGTACCTACCATTGACGAAGGGTATATGGGTGTCATATATAACGGGACGATCCAATATGCAACAAATGGCGCTGTTACGGGCTATAAGCGGGTTATAGCTTATGAATCAGAGGATGTCAACGTACAGATGAAGGTGTATATAGCCAAGTACGAAAATGCGAGTTGGGTATGGAAGGAGGCTGCATACACTTTTGCGAATATGTCATACGGTATAGGGGCCATGTATGTCAAGAGGGATATATATACGCCGTCAGATTTGAAGGACAAAAGGAATTACAACTATAAGGATGGGATATGGATAACAGTGAGGTCTGATCAGGCTGTTTCACGCCCGACATTGGAACAGGCAAGGAATATGCCTATCCTTGTTATGAGTTCTTCGAATGCCGCCAAGTATAGCAATGGCGCATTTGTGATATCCGGACAGACAACGGGATATGATCAAGGAATGTTCGGTCCCGGTGAATCAACAACAGGAAACGGTTACATGGAGATAAAGTTCAGGGTAGGGAAGAAATGGTGGAATGGCAGCTCATGGGGGAATGATGAGGTTTGGTTCACCATTTATGCGAAAGACGGGAAAATCATGAGTACAAAAACATTGGATCAGCCTTATAACGGTGCCGATGGTTATGTGATGCCTATAAGCGAGGATTTATCGGGAACAGTTGAGTTGACAATGCACGCCATAGTAAACGATTCGAGTTACTACCAGTTGTATATTGACAGCTTGAAAGTGGATTATTACAAGGATGACAATATAACGCCTGCCGGAAGCTCCCCTAAGGATGAAAATGTATATGTATCACTGTTAAAAAGGCGTGCATCCGATGAGAAAGAGTTGAGTTTGAAGATAGCGAGCAACAACAATAATCAAGCCGCATATAACACGTTATCCGGTGCCGGACGGGACATCGGAAACCTTTATTTTGTTCAGGAAAGCGCAAGTATGTTGGCTGAACAGCATCTTTTAGGTATCCTAAAACAGGTTTACGGCAGAATTACAGAGAAGCTTAACATCACGGTCGTGCGTTCGCGCTTGACTCCGATGCTGAGGCTTTTTTCAAACGGCAAGGAGTACCGCATTCTTTCCGAAAAGATAGAATGGGCTGATGAGTCGGAGGAAATAATGATTGAAAATATACCTGATTGATATGAAGATAAGAGGAAATGACTTATTCGTGTTCATCCAGAGGAACGGGGTTTATAAGGCTTACGCTTATTCGACTACCTGCGAGATAGACGTGCAGGCGGAGACTATAGGCGTGGGTAGCCCTGATACTGGCCGATGGTCGAAGAAGAAGAAGAAAAAGCGGAGTTGGAGACTGAGCAGCGCCTATCTTGTCGGCAGTGGCGATTCAGCCGCACAGCTTTTCAGCATGCTTGATAGCGATGAGGCTATAAAGATAATGTTTGGCACGGTTGCGCCGCATAAGGAGCTGATGGATGCTGATGATTATGTACCGGACGGGAGATTCGCCATGGTGGGGGATGGTCTGCTGACCCGTATGACCGTGACCGGCAGGCGGGGTGACTTCGTGACCATGTCGGTAGAGATAGAGGGCAGCGGCAAGCTGGATATGCTATGGTCTCCGGTGCTCACTGTGTCCCCCTTGTCCGCTGAAGCTGATGAAAAGGCGGGGGCGAAGGAGTTGGCCATAACGAGCAATATCGGTTATACGGTATCATCCGATTCTCCATGGCTGACGGTTGACAAGACTGAGGGAGGAGAAGGGACCGCAAAGGTTATGGCCGCTTATCCCATCAATGAGGGCGCGAAACGTATAGGGAAGATCCTTGTCACGGGAAAATCCCCTCATGAGGGTAGTGTAGGGCAGTTCACCCTTACACAATCTCAGGATCCGGGCAGGTTGGTGACATCCCCGTCCTCTTTGGCTCTTTCCGGGAATGGCGGTGAACAGGTTGTTTATGTTTCGGGATATAAGGCGTGGCATTTGAACAGTAAGCCGGACTGGGTGACGGTGACGCCTGATTCCGGCGGTGTATCGGGTGAATACGGTGAGGTAGCCGTTACCGTCAAGGCGGAGACGAACCTTGTAGGGTTGAGAACCGGTGAAATCGGGTTTGTGACGCAGGACGGAACCGCAAGCGCGGCGGTGGCGGTGACGCAGGATGCGAACGTTCTGATAATCGACCCCTCTAAGTTGAATGTTCCGTATGGCGGTGGTACGTATACCGTTACTGTAAAGGCTTCCGGAGATTGGCAGTGTATGATGAATCTGGGATGGTGCGGGCTTGATGCCGTCAGCGGTAGCGCCGGGGAGACTGAGATAGAGTTGAGCATCGATGAGAATGACGGCTACGGACGTGTCGGCATCCTTTTGTTTGAATTGCCCGATGCGGGTTATACGGTAGGACTGAGCATAATACAGACGGCTATAATCTCGCTTGCTCCGTCCTTCCCGTTGGAGTTGCCGTATGATGCGTACGGTGATGACTATGTTGTGACCAGCGAGGGGAACGGATGGATGTGTACGGATTCCGAGAATATGGAGATAACCCCCGATAGCGCGAGTGAAAAAGGAAGTACCGATGTGCATATTGACGTGCCTCAGAATGACGGTGAGCCGCGGGTTGTCGTACTCAAGCTGTTCCATAAGAATACTTATCTGTTCGGTGGCATACAGCAGGCGTATGACAGCAGGAAGGTGATACTCCCGTCAACCGGGGAATTCCTGAACGTTTCCAAGACCGCCACATTGTGTAGCACCTATCTTGCGTCTTTGAAAGGCTGGGTGTATGATCCCGGCTATACGACCGATAACGGTTGGCTGACTGTCCGCCCGTCATCCGGTGATCCCGGTGTTACGGATGTCCGCTTTGTGTTGACGATCAATAACACGGGGGAGGGCAGGATTGCGGAAATATGGTTTAGGACGGTTGACGGAACGGATCGTTACAGGGTCCGGCTCCATCAGTTAGGATAATCATTAATCAAATATAATTCTATGATGTTAGTATTGTTATCATTCATTCTCATCGCCGGCTATGTCTTTGCGATGATCAAGAGGGAAAGATGTATCCCTTATTCCATCAGTGCGACCTATTATGCCTTGTCGCACAGGTTATGGTTCGGTTTGTGTATGATCGGTGGCGGTGTCCTATTGCTTCCGGCCGCTTTTGATGCGAGTACGGAAAACAGCCGTTTTCTCGTGTTCCTTGCCGTTACCGGAATAGTTATACTGGGCGTGTCTCCGAACTTCAAGACGGAGGACAAGACGCCGCATATTTTCGGTGCTGCCATGGCGTTAATCTTTTCTCAGATATGGGTAGGCTGTAACAGTCCGTATTGGCTTCTGTCATGGTTGGCATTTATAGTATATATGGTTGTTTCAATGAAGAAACACTGGACCGGCAATTTTATCTCTGATTTCATTAAACGAAAGCCAATGTTTTGGATAGAGGTAATTTCATTATTAACCATCTATTTCACCTGTATAGTATGAAAAAGAGCACGAAAGAAGATATACAGGTATGGACTGCAGTAGGAATGTTGTTTGCCGGAGTCGGGCTATCTGTTGCGGGGTTTATAGTAGAGCCCTTGGGACAAATTCATGATAGCGTATTGTGGTTTTTTGCCCAATGCCTAATATATGCCGGTAGTATATTCGGTATTGGAATTTATGTTAATGGGAAATTTAATAGTTTGGTTGACAGATTAAACAACAAAGAAACAAAGAACGATGAATTGGGTAAATAGGATTAGCATGTCAATCGGTAAAGTTCTCTCTGCTATAGGTGTGGATGGTATGGCTCACATTCTTGTTTGTCAGAACCTGATCATGTGGTTGTCTAAGTTGTTCCCGTTATGGCTGGCTGTTGCCATGACGGCGGCAATCTTCGTCTTGAAGGAGGTCTACGACAAGTATTGCAAGGAATCAGAGATATCGGCAAAGGATCTTCTTTGCGATTGTGCCGGTTCGTTATTGGGAGTATTAACATTAATCGTATAAAAAATGAGTAGAGGTTTGAGAAATAACAACCCGGGCAATATTCGCATCACAAAGGATAAGTGGCAGGGGTTGAGGGAGAATCAGGAAGATAAGGAGTTCTTCCAGTTTACAGACATGAAATGGGGCTACCGTGCCCTTATCCGGACATTGCAGAACTACCGGAAGAGGCACGGATGCCGGACGGTTGCCGATTTCATCCGGAGATGGGCGCCCCCGGCGGAGAACCATACATCCGCGTACATCGGTCGGGTATGCCGTGAGATGCAGGTGCCTGATACGTATGTTCCGGATATCGACGACAAGGCGACGATGTGCACCTTTGCCGCCGCCATATCTCAGGTTGAGAATGGCTGCCCGGCTGTCATGACTGACGTTGAGGCGGGATGGAATCTATTATAAACTAAAAAAATAAGATAATTATGGCAGAATTGAAATTTGTAGAAAACAGCAATACGCATAAGTATGTGACGGAGGTGGTCGTCAACTCCGATTTCAACGTCCATCTTGAAAGGGTGTCCGGCGGCGGTCTCGAAATCTTCCAGAAGCAGGGTGAATATACGGAAGCCGTCGACAACCGTACGGCGGTGGATCGTGGCTTTGATTCGGTATTGCTTCCCTCCAATGTGGCCTATGATGCGGGAAAGGTATTTGATTATGATTTTCAGGCGTTCGTCTACCCCAAGACTATCCGCATAGAGAGCGGCAGCACCGTAACCGTAGGAACCGTAACCGAATCGTGATATGAAGCTTAACCAGTTATCTTTGAATGCTACGGGAATCGGGCGGATCGGCATGAACCGTATCGGCCCGTCTTCCCGCGGCTCCTTGCATCCCGGAATGGTCAGGTTCCGCCCGGTCGTGGACAGTGATATCCCATATAAGGAAATATTGTACTTCATGGTATCCACAGGCGCGGCGCTCAAATCGGGCGATTACATCCCGATTGGCGGGAAGGTGCAGATGAATATTTCCACCGTATCCCCCACCGATGAGGTTACTAAGGTCACGGTAAACGGCAAGGAAGCCGTAAAAGGGGCTGTTGATGATTATTACAGGTTTACTTTTGACGTGGACAAGTCCCCGCAGAGGATAACCATCACCATTTACAGTCCTTCATTATCATTAATCAAGACTTCAACAATAATCAGAACTTCAACAATTCTAAAGATATGAAAAATATATTAGACCTGACAAATGGCGAGACCGGACAGCAATGGGCGGTACTGGCAAAGGCGATTGATGACAATTTCGCCGAGGTTTCCATGCTATCCCCTGATATGTGCGTAGGCGCATGGGAGAATGGCGCGTTAAGTCCGGAATCTGTCGATACGATCGGTGATACTTCCATCCTTTCAAAGTGGGATTTTTACCTGTTGGATACTACCGATAACACGGATAAGACAACCACACCGGTAGGGAAATTAAAACGTAACAACCTTCTGAGGTTTGAGGACGGGCGCTTTGCCCCTACTGTCGGTATCACCGAGGAAATGAGGGCGGAATGTGACGTTGAACTGTATTTGGACAATGCGCAGGCAATCAAGTATTGTGATGCCGGCGCTTTTGATGCGGCAGCCTTTTATAACGAATACGGGATGTCGCAGAAGCTGTATGATTCCGCCGGTGGGGAAGTGCGCATATTGCGCCCATGGGAGACCACGGAGACCAAATACACGATCGGACTGGGCAACGGTATCACATTCTATCTGCTTGATAACGTTGTCGGCAAGAGCGGCAAGCGTTGGAAAGGCGTATTTGCTTCCCCTGTGACATGGGATGGTATCGATGTCGCCCCTTATGCGTTGGAGCCTACGGCGATTTCCCCGAGTCCGGTATGTACGGTAGGTAATAAGACACGTTGCTTTTTTTACGCTTACGAGCCGGACAATAACAATTGTAAGTCATCCAAGGGCGCCGGGAATGTCTGTTCCATGTTCTTCAACGGTCGGACTTACCCGAGAGTGAATGACATGCAGCAGATCAACGACATGACATGGTCACGTGCCAACAATGCCGACGCGAATGCCCCGTATCCGTTTGCCGAGGGCGGATATCATGCTTTGAATACGTTTATCACCTGTATGGAGGTTCTTTATGGGACAAAGTATCTGCATAAGGCTTCTTTGTTCTCCAGCGGAATTTCTTCCGCTGACAGTTGTTCTTCGGAAACCACTTGGAAGAATAACGGAGGGGTACGGTATAAGCTATCGTCCGATGATACTTGGAAGTACGGTATATGGGCTGCCACTCCGCAGGGTATCTACTATAACAATGCCAAAGGTACGGGTAATCTGACAGCTTGGCTGAATTCCGAGCATCCGAAAGAACAATGCATGGAAAGTCAGATGGCGGCATCTTTTGCGGTGGAGACGGGTGTATCGGAAGAAACTGAGTTTGAGTTCTACGGCGGTACTTATTGGTATAAGAATGTGACCGGTGTCAATGGTTTGGTAGACGGTGAGATGAACGTAAGGATGTATAAGAGAATGGCTGAAACCGTGTCCGCGTTTGATGAGGCTGGCGAATCCGTGAGCGCTGATTTCGAAGTGATCCTGCGTATGGGATTATGCAACGGGATGAATATGTCCGGTGATGTCTTCGCCTATTGGGGTGGCGGATATGAACAGGTCGGCACCTGCGAATATCTTCAAAGTGAAACTGCTGTAGGCAATCCTGTAGACTTCTATCTACAGCCCGACCAAACAAAATGGTTGAAGGAGACATCTGCGACAAAGACTGATTTGGGAATCTTTGATTTTGAAAATGAATATCCGAAGATTGGCACTGCGGTTAATCTGGGCGACAGCTATTCTTCCGCCCGTCTCAGCTATGCACCTTGGAAAACCGCCAAGGGTGGCAGTATTGGGCAGGGGGAATGCTATTATGCATATGACAACAATTATTGGAGTAATACGCTGCGCCAACGTGCCCGCATTGCTGCGCGTTTTCGTGGTTATGCGATCGCCTCGAATTGTTCAGCTCGTTCTATGGCTGCGTACTACTCGGTTACGTATGCCTTTCGCACTGCTGCCGGGTCTGCCCAAGCCAGAATATCAGTAGGCACAGCCCCGCTGCAAGCGGAATAAAGGGGATGCAATCCCCGCTCGAATCTTATCGGCATCCGACAAGTCCGGCACTGGGACCGCGACCGCTGAAACGGGTCAGATAAGTTGAAATAACGGACAGGGAGCCGGCTGCGCGTTTTCGTGGTAATGCGAACAACTCGAATTGTTCAGCTCGTTATATGAATGCGAACAACACGGTTACGAATGCCAATCGCAATAATGCCGGGTCTGCCCAAGAAAGGTAAAACCATAGACAAACCTCTCTGCCCGTGTCCGGGAGTGACAAAGAATATAAAAGACAATGCGCTTATAGGTTATCCTGAGAAGCGTGCGGTGGAGACACCGCTTTTTCTGCCCGGCTTGCCGGGAAATGGAAATGAAAGATAAATTAGTAAACATATTTAATAACCTAAGCATTGATGACCAAGAATCGGCAGTCATGAGAGCCTTTCGCAAGCATGGCGGGAAGAGGGAGGTTATCGAGTTCAAGGAGGATTTATCCGGAAATTGCAAGGAACTGTATATTCTTCTGATGAGTGGGAGATATGGCGATGTCGTGGAATATTGGAAACTTGTAAAAGTGAACAATAACGGCAAGGTAAGGCATATCGACAGTCCATTCTTGAAGACACGCATATACCAGCATCTTGCATTGAATATCCTTGAACCGATCTATTTCTCAAAGGACAACCTGAACGGGCTGAACTGCAAGAGGGATGCGGGCATCACGGCCGGGGACAAAAGAAGATCCGTCGTGCACAGGATGAAGCATATCTACTATGACGAGACACATCTTAAGTATTGCCTTGTCATTGATCAGCGGAAATGTTACGAACATGTGAGGGTGAGGGCTTTTCGCAAGGCCTTGAAAAAGCTTGTTTCCGACAAGAAACTGATTGATTTTGTCGTGGACGTGTGCTTTGTAAACGGTCGTCTTCCCATCGGTACCCCTACATCTCCGTTCGTTCATCATGTTCTGATGCTCTCCTTTGATTACTTCGTGAAAGGGATGACCAGTTACAGCGTCAGGTATGCAGATGATAACTTTTTGGCTTTCGAGACCAAGGAGGAGGCGCAGGCCGCCAAATGGCGGATAAAGAATTACTGGTGGTACGAGTTGGGGATACGCTGTAAGCGCCATACTGTCAGAATCCAGTCCATGGATGAACCTTTGGATTTCTGCGGCTACGTGTTCCACCGGAACAATAAGCCCGTAGCATCCCATAACAAGGGATATACTACAGTCAGGAAGTCTACGGTAGCAGACGCCATGCGTTGTAACAATGATAGGAGTTGGGCGTCTTATTTTGGCATATTGAAGCATGCGGATACTTGGTCATTGATGCGTAATATAGAGAAAACGATGAAACTGAGGGAGCTGACAGGTAAGATCAAGATTGACCGGAGGATGGATGCGAGGAATATACTCCCCAAGGATCTGATCGGTGAAACGATTTCTATCTGTGATTATGAGATAAGGACTGATTCGAAAGGTAACGCCAATTGGATCAAATGCCTTATAGGCATCGATGAAAGGGATGAAGCCGGAGAACCGACCGGGAAGACGCTTGCAAGGGAGTTCCACGGCAACTTTCAGGGAATCATCCAATATATCCTTTTATGTGAAAGGACGTTTGGCAAGAAGAACTTTCTTCCTTTGGAGGATGTGGAGATAGAGAACCAATGCGGTTATATATTTAAAGACAGTACCAATCAATTAGAGTATATAGAGTATGAAAGCAATTAACTATGTAAGTGTCCCCGCTACGAGAAGCGAGGATATCAACCCGGGTAAGACAACGTGGAAGGACGGTAAATGCGTATCCATAGACGAAGGCAGGGATGTGACCCTGTATATCGGGCACCGGAAAAGTGAACAGACGGAGGAAAAGGGACAGGAAGCCTATCCCGTGAGGGTATCCAAGCCTGTAACGAGGGACAAGGCGGTCAACGCCGCCGAGATGGATGCCTATAACCTTGTCTCAGCCATGGATGTCGCCAGCTTCGGAGCGTCCATGTCCCGGAAGTTCCGTGAGAATCCCGCTGATCCGGAAGTGAAGGAACATGATGAGTTCATATCATGGGTGAAGGATGAACTGACCAAGATCGGTTATTGATATGAAAGGTCTGGTTTTTATCTTTCTGGTCCTGTTCTTGTCGTCCTGCCGGAGCATCAATACTGTCCCGGTCGAGACGGTCCGGACCGAGTATAAGTATATCGATCGTTTGCAGCATGACAGCATTTATGAAAGGGATTCTGTCAGGTATTACACGAAAGGCGATACCGTATTCGCTGACAAATACAGATACCTGTATAAGTATCTTTTCGTGAACAAGGTGGATTCATTCGTGAAGGTTGACACCGTTCGGGTGCCTTTTCCTGTTGAAAGGCAGTTAAGCCGGTGGGAATCTTTGAAAATGGAGCTGGGCGGTTGGGCGTTCTTCTTCCTTGCCTGCTTTGTGGCGTACATGTTGTATCGGATAATAAGATAGATTCTTCCATGGGGCGGAAGTAAGGAAAGCCCCACGCCCGTTTCGACGACCAAATCAGCACGGGCTAACATCTCAGGGTCTGTTGTGTGGGGCTTCATAGTCTTACAACAGATTTTGGGATGTTTTGTTTTATAACCTGTATATGTTTTATGGCATGAAAAATATAGATTTATACAAAGAGCTGGTTATAGTGGTGGCGGATGAGACGGGAATAGGTGAATCTGAAATTCTTCATAGCAATCTCGAAGAAGCTGTAGACGCAAGGTACATCCTCATTTACCTGCTTTCCCTAAAACTGACGGACAGCCAGATTTCCGCCCTTACCAATCTGACCCGGCAGTCAGTTAACAAGATTCGCAACAATTTCCGGTATAAGGAGAGGAAATGGAGCGTAGCAATGAACTTGCAACGTATCAGCAATAGGATAGCAACGGGATGACGAGATAGCAACGTACTTCTGGCGTACTTTGTCATGCGGCTGATATTGGCCGTAATTCCAAAAATTAGAACTATGGAAGAGGTTAAACAAGTTATCAAGGAGAAGGAGTACGTCCATGACGGGAAGGAGAAGGAATACGCCTCTAAAGGTGTTGCCGGAACCGCTTTAGGTCTGGGTATCGCCGGGACCGCCCTTGGTTTGTGGGCTTCCGCCCGTAACCGTGGCGGTATCGGTGGTGGTATGCCTGAAAATGTGAACATCAACACGGTAAGCGATGCGATCTCCGGTCGTTCCGCTACGGCTCCTACGGCCTTTCAGGCATGGGAGAAGGGGTGTGAGGAAGCTCTTGCGCTGACTAACACCATTTGGGGGTTAAAGGTGAACACTCAGGAGCAGATGTACGCCCACCGTCAGCAGGACATCGCCGAGAAGTTCAGTCTGTGGAAATCACAGGTAGACGCTGATTTCGGCTTGTACAAGTCACAGGTGGATGCCGATTTCGGTCTGTATAAGAGCCAGCGTGATCTTTATGACGTGCTGAATGAGCGCTATGCCGCCAAGTTCAACGAGCTTGACAAGAAAGTCGCCGTTCTCGAGGCTACCCGCCCGTATCAGGACAAGCTTATCCAGTGTGAGATTGACCGCGCTTTCACGGCTTCCATCAATTACACCGACCGCAAGACATGTCGCGCGATCTATGGTGTGGTGGGTTTGCCATCAACCCCGACAGTTACCGTGCTGGAGGGGGCGAATCCGTTCGGCTGCAACGGAAACCGCGCAAGCGAGTCCGCAGCGTAAAAAGAAAAAGTTAGTGGTTGTGCCCCGTTCCGGGGTGCTCCACTTTCTTTGTTATTAACCACTAACTAAAGATATTATGATTGATCCGTTATTGCAACATAGACCGTATACTATCCCGGAGCTGGAGAAGGAGCAGGAAGCCCTGCAGCAGAAGATGATTGAGATGAAGCGCAATTATCAGCAGGTTCAGCAACCGGCTACCCCGGTATGGGATGAGATCGACCGTATCACATCGTCCCTGTCTGATAAGGAGTTCGATTTCTTGCAGAATAATCAGGAGTTCCAAGAGAGCAGCATGGACATCCAGCAGATCCTGCAACGCGAGTACATGCGCATCATGCGGCCGATAGTCGAGGGTACCAAGGATGGCAAGGATGCCCTTGATAAACATCTTACCCTTTTGAAGAGGATACAGAAGACGGCCAAGGAGGAAGCCAACAAGAAGGAGGCGCTCATGAATGAATATATCATGCAGTACAGCGACCTCACTTGGAAGGAGTTTATAGATATGAAGAATGGAAAGAAACCTGCTAAGAAGTAGAATCATGGAAGCGGACAAGTTAAGGGAAAGCATGGAGAAATTAAAGGGGGACCTGTCGCAGTCCCTTGTGTCATGGATTGACGGACGTATCGATGACTTCGTTAAAGGGAAGCCTGTATTATCCGTAGCCGGTTCCCATCTGAAAAGGAGGATCGAGAATGAGATGATCTTCCATTCCGACAGGATGAACAAGTATCTGAACGAGGCTACGATGTGGGTAATGGACAAGGACGGCACCATCAAGGCGGATGTTTTGGTTGATGACCTGATCACTATACTGAAATCCATGAAGGATACCCCGTTTGATTACGGGTTCCTGAAAGGCAGTATCGGGGAGGGAGCCATCAGTATAGCGTTGCCGAAAAGCCCGATAACTTCCTTTATATTCGGGAATACGGAGGCACTAAGGATAAATGAGAATGATCTTCTTGAATTGAAAGGACTATTAAACAATAAAGTATGGAATATAAAGACTTGATAAGGAATGCCAAGGCTGACGGCGTCACTTCCGAAAAGGCGATGTGGCAGAGTGTCGACAGCCTGAATGATGTTCTTTGCGTGGTAAGGGAAGAACATCCCGAGATGTATATGAAGTTCATGCGCAAGCAGCATGAGGCGTTGTACGGTCCCCATTATGACAAGCATTTCGCCGAGGTGGACGTAGACCGGATCAAATACACGAATGCGGCAGGGGAGAAGAAGAGCGGCGCGCATTGGAATGTGGACCAGATTATGGAAGCGACAAAATCGATGCCTTTTCCTCAGGGTACGACATCGTGGGATAAATACGTTGCCTTTAATTCATTCTATGCGGACCTGTGCGCGGCATTGGATGAATCAACATTGCTGAAAGCGGCGTATCGGTTCTATTTTGCCGATGAGGACGCCCCGGCCGGAAAGATTTGGGAGTACATGACCGCGATGAATTATGAATGATCTTGATTTCTTGATTGAACAGGCGGACGACAGGTATCATCATGATTTCTGCCGCCTGCTTCTGGTCATGCTGTGGAACGCTTGAAAAAGATACTTGATTGGCTTATTCCTGTCGTTGTGATAGTGAAGGTTGTTTCTGCGTGTTTGTCCTTGGCTTCGTAGCCGGGGATTTATCATATATGATTTGATTGATAAAATGGGATAAGCGAACTATCTTTTTGTTAGCGGAAATGACCGTTTACTGTTACAAAAAGAAAGTCCAAAATACTTCGATTGGACTTTCAAAATGATACGATGTCTCCGATGAAATAAAATAAAATGATACTTTGGAAATTCGGAAAAATAAAAAGGCAGCTTGTTAGACTGCCTTTCTTGTTGTTTATATGACCCGCTTTATCTTCTGGAATCCTTCCAAGACGGTTTCCGGCATGATCTTCGCGTAGATCTGCGTAGTTTTTATATTGCGGTGCCCGAGCATCTTTGCAACCACCTCTATAGGTAGCCCCGCCCCCAATGCGATGGTAGTGGCGAATGTATGTCTGCCTATGTGTGTACTGACATGTTTTCTGATTCCCGCTGATGCGGCTACCAGTTTTAATGTCCTATTGTATACATCGTAGGCGAGGTGGGGTAGTTGATAATCGTACCTGTCGAGTATTTCGACTACCGGCGGGAGCAATGCTGCAAAGAATGTCACCCCTGTCTTTAGCCGTTCATCTTTCAGTATGAAGTTGTCCCCGTGTTGTTCCGCTTGGGTGAAATCCACGTTCATAAGGTCTGAATAGGACAGCCCGGTATAGCATTGCACGATAAACAGGTCTCTCGCTTTCCTTTCCAGCGATGAGAGTGTCTTGTACTTCCTTATGCTCTCTATCTCTTGCAGGCTTAGCACCGTTCGCTCCTTGGGGGTTCCGAGGCTGTCCCGGAATTTGCGGTATGGGTTGTCCTGCATCTTTTCGAACTTGATGGCTTCATTTATATAGAGCTTGATGACCTTGTGATAGGTGTGAATGGTTGTCTGCATCATGGGATGCCCGCTAACCTTCCGTTTCTTCAGGTATTCATCCAGCAGTGATATGTTCTGGTATGTCAGATCCGAGAAGAACGTAAGGTGTGTGTATTCGTTTTTCAGGAAGTTGAGCACCTTATAGTGCTGCTTCTGCGTGCTGGCGCATGTCGGGCGTTCGCTGATTCGCCTTTCCATGAATTCAACGAATGAGCCGCCGATGTACATTTCGTTGATGCGATCGAGATAGTCGAGGGAGAATTTTTGCTTGTTCTGGTCGAGCCGGTCGACAAGCTCTTCAATTTCCTTGATCTGTTCCGTCACTTTCCTGTTGAGGCGTTCCGCGTCGTCCGTATTGACGATCCGCCCTGTCTTGAATTGGTTGCGGTACAGCTTGATTCCGGTAGTGATAAACTTCCGTTGGTTTTCAAACCTTACTTCAAGTTGTACCAAGCCTCTTTTTTTAGATGAGGCTGTCTTTTTTCGGTCGAATACGACCCTGATTTGCACTCTGTTCATAACGCATTTTGTTTATTAAAAATTGGTATCCGATTCGCTAAAAAACGGTATCCTTTTTGGTATCCAAAATGCGCACATAACCGTATATAACCCTATAAATCCGTATATATGATTTTTATGGTTTCAAAAATACCTAAAATCATAAACAATTAAAGCACAAGTTGTTAGGTTGTTTAAACCGTCCCAAACTCGTGCTTTTTTGTGTGATCCGCCTGGGGCTTTACTGAGGTGCGCAATTTTTTGAATATCAAATGAATAATATTTTTTAGATTGTGATTTGGTATCTTTTTGGTATCATCATCTTAGTATTAGATGAGCTTTGAATTTTTCAAAGTATTTGTCAAAATCTTTTTTGCCGATAGTAATCTCATTGTCTTCTGTGCTGGTTCCTTCATAGCTTTCAAGAAGTGGTTTATATATGATAAGCATATAATTAAAAGAATCATATCCTCCAGATTCCCATGTGTCGTACGGAGCATAATATACATATCTGTCTTTTTCCTTTCTTAAGAAATCCAAAGACTTATTGCTTCTATCAGAGTATCGATTAAGTGTTTTGTTAAAGATGGCAATATCTTTATAGCTTAGATTTATTTGGCAAACCGTTAACATTGACGTGCTATATATGTATATGCCATCGTCTTTTAATGAGATCTCCGTATCGTACGTCTCCGTTGTCCTTCTTACTCTAATTGTATCGCCTTTGTGATAAATTGTATCTCCTTTTAGCCGTATAGTATCTTTAGTACCCAAAATTTCAAAGATTACATCTTTGTCAGCAAGTATATCCTCATCTGAAATATATATGCTATCAGGAAGATGATGAATTGTGGGCAGGAGAATTCCGCTGTCAGTTATAGAAATATATCTGGTAGAATCGGAAAGCAACGTTAATTTCATGTTGGTATGCTGAGGCTTAGAACAGCCAAACAAAATACACAATAAGATTACAGTATAAGGGAGTTTCATTTTTGTAGTTTTTTCTTCTTTTGATTATACTTTTTCAAATCAAAATCTCCTTTCGGAGTTGCAGTACCATTGCAAACGATAAGTTTTAAATGTCTTTCGTCTGATGTTCCTAAATTATTGAGCCTTTCATTATGGCTGTATAATTTCAATTTACAATCTACTTCTAAATTGTTAAGTAGATTCTTTGTTGTAATCTGCCCTACTATCTTTAAGTTGGCAAATGCCCGATTTAAGGTGTCATCAATGTTCATAAGTGTAAAGTTAGTACAAATTGAACACATCGGGTGCCCTTTTTGTTTAGGCAGATTTGGCAACATTCATTTGTGCTTTTAAGTTTCTAATTTCTTCATATAACTTTTGGTTTTCTAAAGCCAGATTTTTAAGCTCCGAAGCTGTCTGATCGAATAGGTTTACTATGGTCTCATACTTCTTCATGCTTACAAATTGGCTTTCGTCAATATTATTGTTTTTATTCTCGCTTTTATACATTTCGCCCTCTCCACGCAGGAGCCATTCAGCAGAAATATCCCCAAATGCGTTAAGCATTGATTCTATAACTTGCAATGACAGCTTCCTATTGCCGGATAAATATCCGCTCATTGTCGTTTGAGCTATGCCTAACTTCTTTGAGAATTGATTGTCTGTTAGTTTTAGCTCTTTTATGGTATGAATAACCCTTTGTAAAATAGGACTTTCCATGTATATTACAATTTAGAATTAATATAAATAACTCAAACTCGTAAACTTTTAACTGTTGCGATATGTTTAATTAACGCAAACTCGTTATATTTGCATCCGTATTCAAGCATTACCGGATACAAACGGATATAAAAAGGGCTGTCACGATAGGAACCGTGATTTTTGCTGAACCCAAAAATTGTCACAGCGGCAAATATAGTGACAACCTTTTTAAAATCCAACAAAAAGAGAAACAAATATCTCGTTGGGTTTCGTGGCTGTTACCCGAAAAGAAATGAATAATTAAATCAAGCTCTACCTGAGTAATCGTCAACAGCCACTATAGACGGTGAAAGGGTGGGGCTTTTTTATTTTAGTTATGTCAGCAGTGATAAATGATACGGAGGCGATAATAGGCCTCTTGAAAGCTTTGGCCGGAGAAGTGGCCGAGTTGAGAATGACGATCGAGGAGAGGAACGCCAAGGCGAAGAATTACACATTCGCTGAGGCGTGCGACTTTCTCCGCATCGGGAGAACCGCGATGAATGAGCGGATGAGGCGCGGTGAGTTCCCGTGGGCGGTGAAGAAAGGAAAAATCTGGCTTTTTCCTTTCGAAAAATTGAAGAGATATGCGGCCAACCAGACTTGATCTGAGGTGCGCACATAATCGTGTTTTTTTATCCTATAAATTTTACCGCCGTTCCTGTGAAGTGCCCGGTGCGTGTAAGGTTAGGTTAGTATTTCCTGAAGCTTAACAGAAGTGCATGGTTCGTGAGAATAGTGCACTTTCCCAAGAGACTTTTAACCCTATTATATTAACTTTTAAAATCTACGTTTATGCAATTATTCGAAGTGCGCGTTCGCTATGAGAAGCTCATGGAGGACGGAAAGAACAAGCAGGTCACGGAACCTTACTTAGTTGATGCTTTAAGTTTCACAGAGGCGGAAGCACGGATTACCGAGGAAATGAAAGGTTTCATTTCCGGTGAGTTCAAGGTGAAGGCGGTTAAACAAGCCAATTTTGCCGAGCTGTTCCAAAGTAACGATTCAGCGGCGGACACATGGTATAAGGCAAAGCTTGCCTTTGTTACCGTGGATGAGAAGTCCGGGAGGGAGAAAAGGACCTATTCAAACGTCCTTGTTCAAGCCGCAGACCTTCGCGATTCGGTCAAGAAGCTGGATGAGGGGATGAAAGGCACTATGTCTGACTACAAGATCGTCTCCATCACCGAGACGAAGATTATGGATGTCTATCTGTATACACCCGAAAAGGAGGAATGATGATATCCAAGAACCTTTGTGCAATAATAGCCGCCGTGATAGTGATCGGCGGCTGTATATACTCCGGTCGCGTGGAGTATAACGATGCCGTTTTGTCCGGCATGAGTGAGAGCAAATACGAGTATATAAAATCCCGGTTGAGTGCTTCCGCAACTCCGGAAGATGTTGTAAGGGAATATACTCTCAATAGAAAATATTATGATTCAATAGAGCCATGACAGTAGAGGAGCTTATAGTAAAACTGGAGAAATGCACTCCAGATGCCGAGGTGTACGTTTATACGGGTGATTTTGACCTGTTGACCATTAGCGAAGTGGAGCAGGAAGCCCCCGACATGGTGGTAATCTCATAAGGCTATGGAAGTAAGAGATTACCGGATTCCCCCGGGATGTAACCGTATATCCATCAAGGCGGAGAATAACGCCTTGGTGATAATGTTTGAGCCGGACAACAGCTTTCTCTGTAAGGAGACCGGCGATATGGAAGAACCGCCTACAAAGGTGGGACAACTGGCCATCATGTGGAATGAATGCCGTGAAGCGATCATATCCGCGGTGGTAGATATAGACTTTTCGGATGGGACGTATCAGGCGCGCAATGGCGAATGGTATAAGAACGCCATCCGTTTCCGAAATCTGGAACAATATCATAAGGTATGGGGATGTGGAAGAAAGGGATGAAGAGGAAAAGCAACAGCTTGATGAATAAGCTGGATACTGTTTTCAGCGAGTTTATCAGGCTTCGTGATTCGAGGGACGATGGTACTTTCGTCTGTATATCCTGCGGGCGTCTCCTGCCGTATGAGCAGGCGGACTGCGGGCACTACATCAACAGAAAGCACATGTCCACCCGGTTCAGTGAGAAGAACTGCAACGCCCAATGCAGGTCGTGTAACCGTTTCGACGAGGGGAACATACAGGGCTACCGCCGCGGGCTTGTCGCCAAATACGGAGAACCGGCGGTGCTCATGCTGGAAGCATCGAAGAACCGGATAAACAAGATTGCGGAATTTGAATATCGGGCGATGATTGACCATTACCGAAAGGAGGTCAAGCGCCTGAAAAAGGAGAAAGGAATAAAGTAATGGAAGAAGAATTTAAGAAAGTGAAATGCGACTGCCGGGACTGTCGCCGTGCCGGTCCCGTTGAGAATTTCATGGTCACTTGTACCATGCATGAGTATAAACGATCCGTTGGAATACGGATGTGCATGTATTTCCAGCCTAAAAATGTTCGACAAGGTAATAATAAAGGCGGTCGTAGATCCCGCTGATATTGGTACAATTGTCTTGAAGAACTATCTGGAGGAATGCAGTGAAGGGGATGAGGTATTCTACAAGTCCACCGCATACGCCAATTTCGACGGCTGTTTTATAGAGTTGCGGGGGAACAAATTACGCTGTAAGTGTTCCATCTGCAAATTGTATAGCAAGGGAAAGACAGGCAAGCTTGACAATAGCCGCCCGATGACCTTTGCGATGGCTGTCCGGACGATAAAGGAGCTGCTTTTAAGGCTCTGCGTACGGATGGAGAATGCGGTCGTCACCTACTATGAGGTGGGCATAACGATGAAGATGTCCCATCCAGCCGACGACTATATCCGTCAGGTCTGTGAGGCTTCGGGGCGCATATTATGGAATGACGCCAATTTCCCGGAAGCCAAGCAGAAGACAACGGAGAAGAGCAAGTACTTCCGGAAGGTCTTAAAGATCTACGACAAGACATTTGAAGCCGGGGAAAAGGGCCGCCATGTGGGAGACAATATCCTGCGGATCGAGACGGTATACCGCCATCAGTCGGTACCTCTGATCGAGCTGACGGATAATTTCTTTCTTTCCAAGATCGGGAGGATATTCTATAAGGACTGGTCTGAGTTGTGCTTCGTCCGGGAGCTGTCCGCCAAGAAGGGGATAAAGCTTTCCCAACTTGACAAGGCCCGCGAGATCCAACGGATCGGAGTGACGAGGTACAAGGAGCATTACAGGCGGATGTATCTTGCCCATAAGCTGACAAAGAAGCAGTGGGAGACCATCAGGACATTTGCAAACAACTGGGATGTGGAGCGTGGAAATTTTATCGAGGAGATAGGCGATTTGGAGAAGGAATTCAAGGACCGTCTTTTATCCAATTATCAGATCGGAATTTTTACGCCAATTCGGAGAAAGTCATAACTAATTGATTATCAAATATTTATACGGTTTATAAAAAGCACCTTATGGTGCGTCTTTAAAATATTGATAATTAAATAGTTATGAAAAATAAAAGAAGAATTTAACCAATTACGGCAACTTGTCCTATACAGCCCGCAGGGTTGTTGGGTACCAACATCAAGGGGCTGTAAAAATAAAAAAGGGATGAGATGATGATCCAAGGATACCCTGTCATCTGCAACGGGGTTAGTGATACAACCCGGCACCTTAAGCTGATGTGCAAGCGATGCCCGTTATATTCAAGGGTAAAGCAGCCGGTAAGAAAATCATGGATAGTATGTGGAATCAAAGAATGTATAATTAAAAAAAGACAGTTATGATATACGGGATGCCTTACATGGGAAGCAAAAACAAGATAGCGTCTTGGCTGATAAATAACCTGCCTTCAGCGGATGTTTGGATAGAGCCATTCTGCGGAGGGTGTGCAATGACGCACGCTGCTATCCTGTCAGGAAAATACAAAAGGTTTATAATAAACGATATTACAGACAGTGCGATGATGTTCATCGATGCTATCAATGGAAAGTTTAAGGAAGAAGAACGCTGGATAAGCCGTGAAGACTTCGAGAAGTTAAAGGATATAGAACCTTACATCAGGATATGCTGGTCGTTCGGAAATAACCAAAGGGAATACCTATACTCGCAAGAGATTGAGCCGTGGAAAAGGGCATTGCATCATGCCTACGTTTGGAAAGACCTATCGCTTTTTAAGGAGATGGGAATAACAACGACGGGTACATCGGACGATATAAGGAAAAACGAGGAAAGGTATAAACAGCAGTATATACGTTGGTGGCTGGCGCAGCAGCCATATACCGTTGAAGAACTTGATAAAATGATAGGGCGGTGTAAAAATGAGGTAAAACAGACAGAAGAACAATTGCGGGAGTACCTGTTGAAAGCTTTAAGACATTCCGGGTTGACGCAGCGGGAAGTGGGCGTGCGGTTGGGTACAAACATGGAACGCCATTACTTCGGGTGTTCTCAATGGTCATTTCCAACGCAGAGCGCTTACGAGAAGATGCAGGAGTTTATGCCGCTACTGGATAAGGATTACAATGAGATTGTGGGGCTGTATAAATTACACCAGAGATTGCAGAGTTTGCAGAGATTGCAGAGTTTGCAGAGTTTGCAGAGTTTGCAGAGTTTGCAGAGATTGCAGAGATTGCAGAGTTTGCAGAGATTGCAGAGTTTGCAGAGATTGCAGAGTGAATCAATAATAGCCACGCAAGGAGATTACAGAGAGATGATGTTACCGCAGGGAGAAAGCTATGTTATATACTGCGATCCGCCATATAAGGATACACAAGGTTACAATAGCATTTTCAACCATGATGAGTTCTATGCATGGGCGAGTATGCAGGATAACTGTTATATCTCAGAATATTCTATGCCGGACGATTTCGAATGTATCGCCATGAGAAAGAAAGGTGTATTGTTTGCTGGAGGTGAAACAAAGAAAGCGAATGAATGCCTGTATGTAAATAAACGAAAAGGGTACCGATCAGCAGCGATGCCGCTGTTTGGTAGTATATAAATAATTAAGTTATGCTAACAGGAACAACGAATTTAAACACTACCCTCAACTTAACCTACGTACTAACAGACGTAGTTGAAACGCTTCTGTATGATTTGAGGAGCGAGATGGGAAAGCAGGGTTATGAACTGCGCTATGACGCAAAGAGAAACTTCAACACAGCCATAGCCGCCATCAGGAGGTTAAAGCAGGATGTTGATAAAACACAGCCATCCACGCAGGAGGACTTCGGGAACGATTCAGACAGCTTATTGGCATTCATCCGTCTGTTGGTTGACAGATGCGGTGATGACGACAGGAAGATGTTTGAGTTTTACAATTACATCAAGCGGTTCCCGTCACAAGTGGGACTTGAACTGTCTGACGAGAAGAATGCGTTTGCACATATATTCAACAATGGAAATGAATCATAAACTCACTCATGGCTCTTTATTCAGCGGATTTGACGCTCCAAGCGTTGCCGCTTCATGGCTGGGCTGGGAAAACGCCTTCCATTGTGAGATTAACCCTTTCTGCAACGAGATACTAAAATATTGGTTTCCTAATTCAGAACATTATGAAGACATTACAAAAACAGACTTTAAAAAATGGAGAGGAAGGATCGATGTCCTTACAGGAGGATTTCCATGCCAGCCTTTCTCCCTCGCAGGTAGAAGAAAGGGAGCGGATGATAACCGCTACCTCTGGCCGCACATGCTCCGTGCTATACGAGAAATCAGGCCCACTTGGGTTATTGGTGAAAACGTTGCTGGAATCCTCACAATGGTACAGCCCGGCAAGGAGACTGAAATGGGATGCCAAACCTCTCTTTTCGGAGAGGATAATCGAAAAAGAATATTGCTACGACAAGAATACGTTGTCGAAACCATCTGTAAAGACCTTGAGCGAGAAGGATACTCCGTCCAACCGTTGCTTATTCCGGCTTGTGCCGTCGGAGCGCCCCACAGGAGAGACAGGGTATGGTTTGTTGCCCACACCGACCACCATAGATGCCGGTTCGGGAAGAATAAACAAAAGCAATTCACCAAATGCGAAAGAACGCCCAACAATAGCTTTAGCAGCAAGGAGAGGATTGCTACCGACACCAATGGCGAGCGATGCAACGACCGGAGCGATAATTGGAAAGAACGACCAATTTATTACGACAGGCAACGGTACTCCGAGAAAAATCAATCAGAATGGGACAAACGGAAGTATAGGACTGGCAAGAATTGTTCAACTGCTTCCGACTCCAACAATGAGAGATTACAAAGGTGCTCCCACGATAGAAAACATTCAAAAGAGAGGAAGAAATCCAATGACCAACAATTTAGCAGATTGCTTTGCACAAACTGGCAAGACTTCCCAACTCAATCCCCTGTTTGTCGAGGAAATGATGGGCTTCCCTTTAATGTGGACAACCTTACCATTCCTTTCACAAGATGGAGACAGGAATCAATCAAAGGATACGGAAACGCCATAGTCCCGCAAGTGATTCTTGAAATTTTCAAAGCGATAGAGGAAATAGAACAATCAGAGTAAAACAAGAATAGAAAGGAATCAAATAGTCCGTAAACACCTTGTAGTAATTTAGTAAGTTTGGAATGGAACGGATGGCCGACATCGACAAACATTAAGATACCATCTATCCTCGTTAGTCTTGCTTGCGTTGGCAGTACGAGTTACAAGGTCAAAACAGTAGCAGAGGAAAACCAAATTAACGGGAAATGCGGACTATTTATAAGTAACTAAAGATAGAAATGAATACAACATTTGAAAGGTCAGCTCACGCCACCGATGAGTGGTACACACCGAAAGAGATAATAGATGCCTTGGGGACATTTGACTTAGATCCATGCGCTCCGGTCAATCCGTTGTGGCAAACAGCAGATGTCATGTACAACAAGAACGATAACGGACTATCAAAAGAATGGTTTGGTCGTGTTTGGCTTAATCCCCCGTATTCCCGTCCGTTAATCGAACAGTTTGTCAAGCGGCTTGCGGAACATGGTAACGGCATCGCATTACTTTTTAACCGTTGCGACAGCAAGATGTTCCAAGATATCATCTTTGAGAAAGCAACAGCAATGAAGTTCCTACGTAATAGAATCAGATTCTTCCGTCCGGATGGCACCCGTGGGGATTCTCCCGGATGCGGTAGTATCCTAATTGCTTTCGGAAAGGAGAACGCAAAGGTGCTGAAAAGCTGTACCATTGCAGGAAAGTATGTACGAATCAATTAGAGTAAAACAATAAAGATATGAATAGAATTATATGTAAGGCTGGCGTATTAAGTAAAACAATACGGTTGCTACCATTTATAACAATTTACGCAAATCCTATGAAAGTTGGTTGGAAAGATTTTGCGATTGATATAGGAGGTTATGTTTCGCTATTGGAATTAATTTAAGGAACCAGCAAAATAATATAGAAATGAACCTGCAAAGTAAAATAGATTACTCCATAGCCTTACTTCGCAAGTGCGAACAGATGGCGCTTGATTATGACCCTGCTGATGGCTTTTATTTAGCCTTTTCAGGCGGAAAAGACAGCCAAGCTTTATATCACCTTGCGAAGATGGCAGGAGTGAAATTTAAGGCTCACATGAACCTCACTTCTGTTGATCCACCGGAGGTTATTCGATTTGTGAAGAAGAACTATCCGGATGTGGAGTTGATAAAGCCTAAAATGTCGATTTATGACATGGCATTGAAGAAGCATCTGATTCCAACCCGGACAATGCGTTGGTGTTGTGCCGAATTTAAAGAAATGTCCGGGGCGGGTAAAGTTACCTTGATAGGCATTCGTCATGCGGAAAGTGCCAGACGCTCAAAAAGAAGTGAAATAGAGACTGGAAAAAATGGGAAAGCGACCTTTTCCGGAAACTTCGATCAATGGAGCGAGCACAAAGAAAAGATGGTTACTTGTGTTGGAGGAAAGGACAAGATACTCGTATCTCCAATAATTCACTGGACAGACAAGGATGTATGGGACTTCTTGAATGGAAATGAAATAGAGCATTGCTCATTGTATGATGCAGGCTACAAGCGTATTGGATGTATTCTCTGCCCGATTCCAACCCGTAAGCAAAAGATAAAGGATTGCAAACGCTTTCCTCATGTAAAACGGAAATGGATTCAGACCATACAAAAACTCATTGATGCCGGATATATCAATCGAAATTTCACAGATGCGGAATTTGGCTTTAATTGGTGGATAAGCGATAAATCTTTTGGGCAATATTACGCAGATGAAGTACTGCAACAGAAGATAGAGTTTAATTCAAATCAGGAAGAAATATGAAGAAAAAGAAAATGTATATCAGTCTGCCCATTAGCGGCTTTCCGCTTAGCGATGTCGCTTTGGAAGCGGAGCAATACAAACTAATGTGGGAAGAGGAAGGCTTCGAGGTTGTGACACCTTTCGATTTGTCACCGGATAGTGAAAAGCCATACTCTTACCACATGGGAAAGGATATCGAGGGGCTTCTAACATGCGATGCTGTTTATTTCGCTCCCGGCTGGGTGGATTCAAAAGGGTGCAATCTTGAATATGCCGCTGCTAAGATTTACGGAAAAACAATTTATACATAGCAATTATGAAAACAATTAAAGGATTTAAGGGGTTCGACAAGGACCTGAAATGTAAAGGCTTTCAATACGAAGTAGGAAAGACTTTTGAGGAAGATGGAGAAGTGAAGGTATGTGAGAAGGGATTTCATTTTTGTGAGAATCCCGCAGACGTGTTTGTCTACTATCCACCTTCTTATGATGGGAGTTTGAATCGGTTCTGTGAAGTATCCGGAAGCGGTAAAATGGACAAAGAATCGGATGGCAGTAAAGTAGCCTGTTCAAAGATTCATATTTCTGCTGAGATTGGATTAAAGGGGCTGATAGATGCGTGGGTTAAATTTATTCTTGATAAAGTAGATAAGAATAAAAAAGAATCCAACACTGGCTGCTATTCGGCTGCGACCAACACTGGCAGATATTCGGCTGCGACCAATACTGGCAGATATTCGGCTGCGACCAACACTGGCGACTATTCGGCCGCGGCCAACACTGGCGACCAGTCGGCTGCGACCAACACTGGCAGATATTCGGCTGCGACCAATACTGGCTACCGTTCGGCCTCGACCAACACTGGCGACTATTCGGCCGCGGCCAACACTGGCGACCGTTCGGTTGCGACCAACACTGGCGACTGTTCGGCCGCGGCCAACACTGGCGCCTGTTCGGCCGCGACCAATACTGGCTACCGTTCGGCTGCG